TGGAGGAGGTTAGCATGGGTATCACGCCGCGCTCTTGTGGCTTTTGATTTGACGCATAGCGCCAACACCTCAGCTCTCTGAAGGTCCCGGTTATACCGGGTCTTCTTGAACTGAGGGGCCATGACGGTTCGCAGCGTGATGCAGCTGAGGTCCTTGTTCGATACGGGAATCATTGCCCGCATCTGATGGGGAACCTGTCGCACCATCCAGTCTGAGAGGCACCAAAGCCCCTTGAGGTAGGCGTTATTGCTAACGTCTATCCACGACTGGAGTGCAGCAGCTGTGGACCCTGGACTCAGGGATGACAAGTATAATGGAGAAACGTCTTCCCCATCATACGCATCAACTCCGCAACTTTCGCGGAACTTTCCACTGTAATGCGTCTTCGACGCATTCACCTTTAACTCCAAGAAGGAGAGTAGGAGGTCCAGAGTAGGTACTGCCGACGACGGCAGAATTATGTCGTCGCCGTAGACACGGACATCCCTTGCAGCCCGCTTGATGGAACGAGAGTTCACTTTGAACCCCCCTTCATACAGCAAAACTGCGATGCAAACCATGGTGTATACCAGTGTCTGCACCGGGAATGTAGTTCCGTTCCCCTGCGGTGCATACTTGCGTAAACGCAAGTGAAAACGCTCACCGACACCCGTTGAGTTGACTAACCAACGAGTACGGCAAGCATGCAACGCGCGCAAGAAGGAGCTATTGCCCCCAAATGCACGCTCCACTGTCCAACAAGACAAACGATCACTAGCCGACGAAAGATCGACGGTGGCGTAACTGCCTGTTTTGCTGGCGTCAAGGCATATGGCCCGTGAGGGCTTCTGGTCCTTGAAGTGGACAGACGAACGTACTTGATACGGAAGATTCTTCCGCATCCAACTCATCATACCTAACTGAAGGTACATATGAGCCTGTGGCTCAGAGGCTATCAATCGTGGAGACTTAAGAGTCTTAGGAACGGCAAGAAGCCGAGCTGGGAACTCTCGATTATCCCACTTGATCTCCTCTTCAAGATGCATATCCTCACGAGACTGACCGAATAGTCCAAACGGGAAGAACCCGTCAAGCTTTTCCGGCCAGTTCGAGAAGTGATACTTATCACATTTGGATGGTGCATCGGCCACGGATCCGTGTCCATGGGAAGGAAAGATATCCTGAGGTATGACTTCTGGCATGGTCGAACTGACTATGCGACAAACGTCATCCAAAGTCCGTAATAACGGTCTTGGCACATGATCTCGCGTAGAGAACATGTCCCCAGGTCTGTCGGAACCATCGAGGAACGATAATCTACGAGCTGGAAAAGTAAGCTCGTCAGAATCCCACTCGAGAGTAGGAATCCTGAGACGACTATCAATCTCTTTGAATTCCGTGACTGCCTCCATAAGGGTTGCATCACTGCAGTCCTTCTTCACCTTCTTCGTAAGCAGTAACACTGCGCGAAGTAGGAATATATGGTTGACGTCCACGTTTTCGACAAGTCTTCCTTCATCGTCAAAACACCTTGAAAAGAGGCCAGACAGGAATGTCCGACTCCCACCTTGGCACTTCCCGAAAGTTTTCGGCAAGTGTTTGGGGTTCAGGTGCCCTCTAGAAAGCGCTCGGTCTACGACCTTGCAACCCTCCGGCATGTCGATCATAATGAACGGCAAGCCTCTCGAGGAGACGAGAGATTCCAACCAGCGATAATCGCTGATCAGAGAATCTAGCAGACCTACGTCCCACGCCACGATGTCTTGAAACAGCGCGGCATAAGGGGATAGATCTACCACGGTGTCAGTCTTTGACATGCTAGCTCCTTATGGAGGTTGGCACGACCGACAATGACACACGGAGGAACACGAGGAATACTGTTAGGACTCGCGACTCACCAGTTTGGTGATATTCGCGGCGCTTAGAAACGCCGTAAGAGCTTTAGCAGCATTCTCTGAGTTGGTTTTGTTCTGGATACCCTGATCCGTACGGATCACGGCCCATGCAGATGCCGTCCGAAGTAGGACGCCAGCTGCATCATAATGCTCAACATCAAGTCGAGCCAAATGAGACTCACCCGGCTTGCCTCGGCCAGGAATGGTATGCTTCACGTTAAGTGAAAACTTATCATTCCCGGATTCACCGAAGTATTCCGCTCCGTAGTTGTCCTGGTTGGCACGGACGAGGGTAACAGTACCCGCGTTGTACGTCAGAGCAATAGTGTCACCGATCATGGTAGAGATTCCTTCTATGGGAGAAAACGCATCACTGCGTAGAGTGGGTTTACTTAAACCCCCGGGCCTTCAAGGCCCGGACTGTCACTAGAGATCCCAGTATGGCCGCCATGTGATCCGTAAAGAACGGAGTAGTGGTAACCGCTGGAATCGCGTTACTGAACGGGTATCGAGCTTTCTTGGTTCGATAAACGAACCCCGGCTGAATAGTAAGGCCGGGATGCACGTACTTCGGTTGAAATACAACGACTTGCTTCGACAAACACATCACGTTAATCCTGGTAATATCCATGCCTATTACGGCACGGCTAGCTTCCAGGACGTCACCGATGTTGACGAAGTAGTCTATCAACCACGACCACGGGATAGCATCCCAAATGTCGGCCGGATTGATACGAAGTCCGAGTATCTGATTCCTAGATAAGGAATGCAGATCGCTCTGACTCATATGGAGTGGCTCTCTCAACTTAGCGTTAAGAGTGTACCAAACCTTCTGAGTCTCCTCCAACTGAGCTTCCACCTCGACGGCAGGGTCAGACCCCACCATTCTGGTTAAAGTCGCTTTCATTGGAGTAGATACCTGAACCGTCTGTGTACCGAGCGATCGGCGCACATGCGTCCCACTTTCTAGTCGGCGGAAGTATGCCTTGCGATCCTCGATTTTCTTCGTAAAGTCGAAGAGCTTCTTGAGATCGCTGACTAGAGGTGCCCACCCGAACGAATAAGCCAAGTACCCACCAGCAACATCAGTCGCACGAATCTGTCTTTTTAAGATCCGTCCAAGCTGCTGCAGCATCCCCGGGAGCTCCCTGAGTTCAAACAAGAACAAAGGAAGGTTAACGTAGGATCGGTAGGGACTAGCATTCGCCAGGGCTGCCGTCTTATAATAGTCGGGGTTGAACGGTGCAAAATCGAACAATGACACCTGAGCAGAGAACGGATGAAACCGATAATCTCTGTACTTCTCAGGGCCATAGAACGACCCAGCGTCCGCTTCTATCTGACCATTTATGACGGTAGGCCTAACCACAGTCTTCTCTAGAGTTAGAGGGTGATCTGTAGTATAGGGCCGTGGCATAGTGGCATCAGCGCAGGTTTCATAGACATACGTATTCCCCAGCGACCCAAAGTCCTCGTGAACGATATCTAGGTTGAACGCTTCTACGCGTGTAGACCTAGTGCCTCGCTTTAGAGGACTCGAAGTCCGGGAGCGTGTACGCATGTTGCCTGCTATACTTCT